GATTCGTAAGAGCTTCTTGCCCATTCCATTACTGCTTGTGCACCAGAAGGAGTAATAGGGTCGTACATTGTGATGTCTATAGCATCCCACTCTCTCTTACCCCTGATTTTTCTGTAGCTGTTAATATGGTCAAGTTTAATTACTTCGTCCGTAAAAGAGGGAGCAGAAGCTGTCTTTACCATGAAAGAGGGGATATCGTCGAAATACATAACAAAGCGATTTTGAACTTTGGGTTCAAATGCTCTAAACATGATTTCATTTGCGTCTAATACTGCCATATTTCTCTTATTTTAATATAAATATACTAGTTAAAAATTATACTGTAAAACTTGCTCCCGTAGGCTCAATAGTAAAGTCTAGTACTATAAACTCGGCAGTTTTAGCCGGTTGTATAAATACTTGACCAACAAGTTGGTTTCTATCAATTACATCTGCAGTATTATTGGTATCGTCCATTACTACTCTGTAAGCAAATAATCCTTGTCTCTGTACCACTGATTCTAAGTATGGGTTAACGGCAGCCAAGAATCTGTTTCTTGTGTTGATTGTATTTTGTTCGAATACTAAGTTTCTTGCTTGATCTCCGAAGAACTTCTTCAATTCGATCAATAATCTTCTTACATTAATTCTATCTAATGCAGTAGGTCTCTTCTGTAATGTCTTCTGACCAAATACTGCAATACCAGATCCTGGGAAAGTAGCAATTGGATTAACGTTACCATCATATAATAAGTCACGTTGTGCCTTACTTACCTTTCTTTCTGCTTGAATTACTCCAGGTATACCACCTCTATTAAGACCGGCAGGTGCAAACCAAGGAGCTGAACTGTTATCGTTAGCAGCATAAACGCCTGGTATTACTACTGATGGTGGTACGAATTGATTTTTACCAGTTTCAGTACCTACCTGTAAGTATGGGTAGTAAGTAGCTGCATAAGAACTATTTAAGGTATCGGCTTTAGTTATTACTGCAGCAGGTGCCTCAGCATAATCAGCTGTATCTAGAATATAGATACAATCACCTCTTTGCTCGGCAAGAGAGATAATGTTATTAACTTGAGTACTATGCTCGTCAGCTATAAGACCAGGAGCTACAACTACATTAAATTGGTAATCATCTACGTTTCCTAAAAGAGTAATAACGTCGTCATAATCACTGCCTACTAATCCTTGAGTATCAGTAGAAGAAAATCCGTTATAGTGAACGGCGCCTGCTTTAGTTATAGCACCGGTTGCACTGTGGAAAGAACCTGAACTAGCTATCGGTAATGAACCACTAAATGATACTCCAGCTGGATCTACATTTACTGTAGCGCCGTCGTTAGCTAGATAGTTAAGAGTCTGTAGGTTTACAGAAGCTATTCTAATATAGTTAGAGTTATTTGGATATTCACCTGTAACTGTTACATATGATTTATCAGATGAAATAGCTTCTATTTGGTTACCGACTACGCTTTCTACATAGTTATTAGAGTTAGGATCTAGAGAAAGATTTGAAAATGTTTCTAATACTACTTTCTCTTTTAAATTATCATCACCTCTTCTAACTGAAAGAGTAAAAGTACCCTTAGCGTTATTTACATTAGAAATTTCCCATCTTAGATTATCTTCAGAACCAGTAGCAAGAGAACTGTCGCTGTTGTGTTTACCAGAATCAGAAGCACCAGTTGAGTTATTAAAGATAAGCCCCTCACCGAGAGTATCTATTGTAAAAGGTTCAACACTAGCTTTAGCAGATGCTGAAAGATGGGTGTTAGATGCTGGAGCAAAACTTCCATTTACTACTCTTGTTATTAAAGCAGTGCTTCCGCCTTGGTTGAAAAAGCTACGAACGGAAATAGAAGTTAAAAATTCTTGTTTTGTTGACCCAGACTCGAAGGTAGAGCCAAAAATTCTTTGATACTGCCCGTATGAAGTTACTACGGTTGGGATCTCAACAGGTCCTTTGACTGTTGGACCAATAAAGGCGGTTCCGGCTTCGGCGGGTGCAGGTGCTACAAAAGATAAATCATTCTCTCTTGTAAATACACCGGGTGAAATAATTGTTTCTGCCATGTTAGGGTTTGTTTAAGTTCTTTGAGATTCTTATATATAAATAGGATTCGGTCTTCCAAACAGATGAGTATTTTTTCTAGGAAGACTCTTAAATAAATAGAACTAAAAAACCGAAACCCTAAAGAGGGTCTGCCTTACTCAGCAGACACCTCTTCGGTAACTTCTTCTACAGCCGGACTTGCCGGTACTGTCATTTGAGGACTAGGTTCGAATGTACCATCCTGCAAGTTAATAGAACCATCTCCGTATTTCTCGGATAAAGACTGTACTAATTCGTTTTCAGAAGCTTTAAGAGCATCTAGAGCTTCATCAGCTCGATCTTCACGGGCATCTAAAGCACGTTTAGCTAATTCAATACTACCGAATTCAAAAGTAATGTTTTGAGATACTTGTTGAATACTAGCAATACGTTGTAGTTCTTCTTGATCTAATGTTATTGGATCTGCCATAATTATGTTTGAAATTGTTTATAACGTTATTATTAATAATTATTCTTAAATATAAAAAATATACTCTTAAAGATCAACTTTTTATCCGCAATGATAGGTAACTCCTACAAACTGTTTTCTATACAAACTACCGGACCAGGTAAACTCTTCATAAGAGCCTGAAATATTAAAATTACAATCTTGAGTGATTTTAGCAACAGTAAAGTTATGTAATATACCACTTTCTTGTTTCATACCCAACCCTTTTATAGGGGAAGTTGTAATATAATTGCCATTAGCCAAGGATCCTGAATAGTTACAAACCCACATCCCGCCTTCTCCCAGTGAATTGATTACTAATCTCTCAGATGCTGAAGCTTCTGTATCATAAACGGATACAAAATTTCCTAATGAATAACTTCTTTGGTTATCTGTTAGATCTTCTTTTTCTGATATAACTCCGAAAACTCTTATATCGTTAGCAGTTTCAGATAGTATAACGTTAGGTAAAGCTTCATTTACTCTAGGTGTAGTACCGCCAGATAAATTTTGATATGTTCCGTCAGCTATTACTATAAGACCTATTAAGTCCTCAATTGGCGTAGATACGTCTGGGCTACTTGAAGCAAGTAATGAACGGTGTTGACCGGTAAAATCAATATTACCTACATCAACACCATTATCAAGATAGCCTCTAGTAGATGAACCTTGATTAAAATTTAAATCAGAACTACCGTTAGTGTAGATAGACCAGGTATCTGTCGTATCTGATCTTTCTAAATTTAAACCTCCCTGGTAGGTATTACCTGACTGTTTAATATGTAGTCTACTTCCAGGACTAGTAACTCCGATACCTATTTTGCCTGCTCCTTCATTTAAAATTATGCTTCCCCCGCCGCCATTACCGCTATTAATGTAGGAATTAGATTCATCTACATACAACCTCATAGACCTACCTGCTCCTGAGGATAAGATGGCTATACCTTCTTCATCAGAGTTACTGGTCTGGTTGACTTGGAGAGCTCCATAAGAATTTACTTGAACGGCATCCCCTATGTGTACATCTCCGTCTACCTGAAGTTTGGCTGTAGGATTAGTATTACCAATACCTACGTTACCATCTTTATCAATTCTGAATACTTCAGTATTAGAAGTAGTGCGACGGATAGCAAATTCAGGTTGACCTGAACCGCCATCTACTATCATTGAAATAGTTCCAACAAAAGCCTTATTCATTAGAATCATTTCTGAGTCGTTGGAATCTATAAAGAGCTTATGACCTTCTGGGTCAACAAAGTCGTTTTCGGTTATAAAAACGTGACCTTGATCACCACCAACTTCAATACCGCCATTAAATAAACTAATATTACCGGCATCTAAATTAATTGATCCTGAATTAGAGAGGGTAACCCCTTGTGCAGTTAAAGCTCCTAGGGTTATTTCTCCGCCTTTGAAATCTAAACCATCGGGTGTCCATTCAAACTTATTATCTGGACCTTGATAGAATAGTGCCTGCTTGTTAGTTATGTTAACCTGAGGTGTATCTTTTGATGCAGCGAGTCCGGTTAAATATACCTCAGTAAAGTTTCCAGGATCAACACCTCTATTATACTGGGACGAATAACTTATTTTGAAATCTAGATCTCCTGAGCTTAGATTACTTCCGGTCCAATTATGTTGCAGGTCTAGTACCGTAGAAGAAGGATAAACAGAACTTCGTTGAATAGATTTAGTAGCAAGTACTGTAGACCCGTATAATAACTCCGCAGTTACTGTAGCGAGGGTAGTTGTACCTGTAATACTACCGTCTGATTGTAAATACTGAAAAGCAACTGGTTGAGATATATTTATAGTATCTCCGTTAGAAATTGCAGTATTAATATCATAGTTAAGAGTGGCAGTATTAGCAGCAGTAGTAGTACCGTCAAATCCTATACTCGGAGGACCAAAAGTAGCAAATAAAGGAGTAGATGCAGTAACGGCATCACTAGCCATAGTTAACGTAGTACTGGTTGGAGTAATTGGGTCTCCGAATTCTCCTACCTGTAGACGGTTAGGACCGGATGCAGCAGAAATATATAAACCTTTTTGATTAGTTGCATTAGATAAATAAACATTACCGTTATTTAGGTTATCGGATCCTAATGTCCAACCTCCAATAGTACCGGCTGTAGCAGTAACAGTACCTGCCATTGTAACGTTCCCGTTAGCTGCAGCAGTAAAGTTTGTAGTACCTGAAGTACCTATAGTTAGGTTACCGGAACTATCAACTCTTAAAGCAGTTTTATCAGCTGCATTTAATCCAACCCTCATCGACGATCCAAATGAAGATACACTGGTACCGTCTAATACTACGTTGAGTCCGGTAGAACTCACCTGGGAGTACGTATTCGATGCGTCTCCATAAGCAATAACTCCGGTATCTAAAGCACTTAATCTAGTAACGTTATTAGACTTTACAGTCATTCCGGTATTATTAATAAGTACTTGATCGTTAGTAGAAGCACCGTTTAACGTAATACTACCTCCGGTAATAGTAGTGTTAGCACCAAATGAAGCTACGTTGCTTCCGCCTTGGGTAATTGCTAAGCCAGTAGCACTAACGACTGCTTTGTTATTAGCATCTTGAATAATATCTACTGAGTTACTATCAATAGAAATATGTTCTGCAGAAGTATTACCGACAGTTGTTGTAGCTCCAAAAGAGGCAAAAGTAGTATCAGTACCGCTGCTATCTACTATTAAGTCAACAGAGTCATTATCTATAAAAATTCTTGATTTATCATTAGCATCTTGCCCAATAGTAGTAGTGGTACCATAACTAGCTAAAGTTACATTAGAAGCAGCATTCTTTAACTCCATTCCGTTAGAGTTAAGTACTACTTGAGTATTTAAAGCATTACTACCACTTTGCCCGGCTGCAGCTGAGGCACTTGCTTCTGAAATTGCAGAGTCTAAAGAACCGGTTTGTCCGGTAATAGATCCACTAATAGAATTAGCTAAACCTGAACTTATAGTAATCTCACCGTTAAAGGTAGCGTCACCGCTTGAATTCAAGGTAATACCATTAGATACCGAACCTATTTGCATACCTGAGCTATCCATTGATAGTCTAGTAGTACCACCGTCTTTTAGTTTAAGCGAAGTTGCAGTTACTTCAACATGCTCAGTTGATGTATTACCGATCGTTGTAGTAGCAGCAAAGTTAGCTACCTCAGTATTATCCTCTACCAGCTGTATACCGGTACTTTTAACGTGAGCAAAAGTATTTACATCGTCACCAAAAGCAATAAGCCCACTAGCATTTAACTGTAATTTTCTATTAGCGTCAGCATGCCCGACACCGTCAAAGAATTTAGTAGTAGTTCCGAAGGTAGCAACGTTTACGTTACTATTATTTCTTAAATCCATTCCCGCACCTGAGAGAACTACTTGAGTTTCCATAGTATCTATAGCTGCCTGAGCTGTAGAAGCATTAGATTCAGCTGTAAT